TGCCGTCGCACGGTGTCCGTAAGGGCCAGGCTTGGTACGGCAACACCGCCTCCTTCATCTGCGACCGCTTTGTCGAGGGCCGGGTGTCTGCAGCGTCAGCTAATTGCGAGTACGTGGCCGTGATGGTGCTGGACGATATCGGCACCAAGTCCAAGACCCCGCCGCTTGAGCCGACTTGGATCATGGAGACATCGCCCGATAACTTCCAGTGGGGCTACGTCTTCAGCGAACAGCCGCCCAAGGGCGCCTTCGCCGCCGCTATCAAGGCCATCGCCGCTGCTGGCTACACCGACCCCGGCGCCTGTAACCCCGTCCGCAACTTCCGACTGCCTGGCTCTGTCAACCTCAAGCCCGACCGGGCCGAGTTCGCGTCTGCCCTGGTTGAGTTCCACCCCGAGCGCGAGTTCGTACTGGCCGACATCTGCGCCGCCCTGGACGTGACGCCCGGCCCTGCCGAGTCTGGTGGCCCCCGCCCGATTCGAATCAGTGACGATGGCGACGATGATGTGCTGGCTTGGCTCTCCGGTCAGGGTCTGCTGCTCTCCCGCGCCAACGCCGAGGGCTGGGCGGGTGTCGTCTGCCCGAATTCTCAGGAGCATACCGACGGCAACCCAGAGGGCCGCTACATGCCCCTGAACCGCGCCTTCTGCTGTATGCACAGCCACTGCGTCGACCTCGACAGCAACACCTTTATGCAGTGGGTGGCCGACAACGGTGGCCCCCGCCACTCGCCCGGCCTGCGTGATGACCTGATGGCCGCGCATCTGGAGCTGGCCCTTGCCAAGCTCAAGCCTAGCCCGGCGTACCCGGACGTGGCGGCTGCGGTTATCGCCGAGGTCGCGCGCCAGGAGCTTGGCCGGGTCGAGAAGTCAGGCTGGTATGAGCGGTTCGCATACTTGCAGGATGACGAGGCTTTCTTCGATATGGTGGACCGCCGCGAGCTGTCGCGCGCGACCTTTAACGCCCTGTTTCGCCACATCAAGTGCGTCTCCATTCACGCCACCGGCAAGTCCGCCCGTCGGGTCGAGGCGTCGGTCTGCTTCGACGAGAACCGCCAGGCCGCTGGTGCCAAGTCACTGGTCGGTATCACCTATTCAGCGGGTGAGTCGGTCCTAGTCGATAAGGACGGCCAGGTTTACGGCAACCGCTGGCGCGACGCGCGCCCCACACCTGTGGCCTGCGACATCAGCATCTGGCTGCGCCACCTCTCGCGCATGGTCCCGATAGACTTCGAGCGCGAGCATCTTTTGAACGTGCTGGCTCACAAGGTCCAGTATCCCGGCCACAAGATTAACCACGCCGTTCTGCTGGGCGGCAAGCCCGGCTCCGGTAAGGACACCCTGTTAGCGCCCTTCTTCTGGGCCATCGGAGGCCCGGCCAAGGTCAACTGCTCGATGGTCAAGAACGAAGACTTGACCTCACAGTGGGGCTACGGGCTGGAATGTGAAGTGATGGAAATAGCCGAGCTGCGCCAGAGTGAGGCCAAGGACCGCCGCGCGCTGGAGAATCACCTAAAGCCCGTCATCGCCGCCCCGCCCGAGTATCTCCCCATCAATCGTAAAGGTCTGCATCCTTACATGGCCCTGAACCGGGTGCTGGTTGTCGCCTTCTCTAACGAGCGAGTTTCCATCAGTCTCCCCTCCGACGACCGCCGCTGGTTCGTACTGTGGGCCGAGGCCGGGCGCCTCCCGGAGGCTGAGGCCGTGGGCCTGTGGAATTGGTACATACATCGTAACGGCTTCGCAGGCGTGGCCGCTTGGCTGATGGCCCGTGACGTGTCCGCCTTCAACCCGTCCGCCCCGCCGCCCATGACCGAGGCCAAGGCTATCATGGTCGAGGCGGGCATGAGTACTGCCGAGAGCGTACTGACCGAGATGCTGCGCGAGCGGCGTGGCCCGTTCGCTGCTGGCGTGATCGGCTCGCCCTTTCACGTCATCTGCGACCGGGTCCAGGGGTCTGGCGCCGCGCCGCCCGGCGTTAAGATTGTCCAGGCCGCGCTGTTCCATGCCCTGCGCGAGGCCGGGTGGACCGACATGGGCCGTCTGACGTCCAGAGAGTACCCATCTAAAAAGCACATTTTCGTAGCGCCCGACGTGGCCGGGCTTTCGAAGTCGGATATGCGCCGGGCCGTGGCGTAGAAAAGCCCCTTTCGGGGCTTGTTATAGGTTGAAGAGTATCGCCACCAGGGCGGCGAGCAGCGCCGCCACTAAGAGCATAGGCGCTCCGCATACGCCAGGGCGTCGGCCATGAGGGCGAAGAGCCGCGCCGGGCCGACTGTCTGGCCGCTATCGTCGTCGCGCAGCATGACCCGCCAGCGCCCGTCGTCGGTCTGCATGACCTCCGATGTAATTTGGAATTCTTCGTTGTGAAATTCAGTTCGCATCGCAGACCTCCATACTGTCCTCGCCTTCGGGCACTGTCACCCGGTCGCTGAGTCCCTCATAGAAACCCACTAGGTTAGCGTCGCCGTAGGGCGCTACGGCATTCTTGAATAGTTTTCGGTTGCTGTTTAGTGCGTAGTACTCTGCGACGTATGCCGCCGTACTAACGTCGCCGTCGGTAGGGTACAGGCGTTGGACTCCGCCCCGTGGCCGGATAGGCTTATGCTTGCCCGTGAGCTTGAGGATATCGGACAGGAAGGTATGCCGGTCATCGCGCACCGTGTAACGTGCGCGGTTGAGAGTGATGGTTTTCATGGTTTCATGCTCCAAAAATAGTAGGCGAAGGGCGCGCCCCATATGGCCGCGCCGAGGATTGCTTGCGTGATGGTCCAGAGAAAGGCTTTCATTGTGCGTCTCCAATAGTTGGCATGATTGCCCGTTAGCCCTAGTACGTAGGGCTAACAGTCACTCACGCGGTAGCTATCGCTATCACACGGCGCGCATGGCCGGCGGCATGGTCCGCTATCACGATATCGCGCGCCTTGATTGACGTACCGGCGCATAGTGTGCATTTGGCACAGGTTGATTTTCTACCGGCTTCGGCACTAGCTGGGCACATGGCTTCGCCGGGTTGAACATCAATGCCCTGCGATACCCGGAATACCCGCATACCCAGTAGGTTAGCTTTCGCGGCCTGATCGATGGTATCGGCACTAGCCATCACTAAGGGTGCCCATGCGTCGACGTCAAATCCGGGTATGTCCCATTGGTGCGTGTAACCGCGCCGCCCTAGTGCGTACCGGGTAATCTGGTTCCACATCTGCACTGGTGCCGCAAATGGGTCACCATACGTACCGATACGTACGATTTTGCCGGCCAGAGCTTTCGCAATGGTGGCCGGGTCCGCTTTGACGTACCGGCCGCGCCGGTATGCGTTATAGACCGATAGCACTGATTTTGCTACTTGTACGTAGCACGGCGGTTTACCGGTTTTCTTTGCCTTGATTGGGCGGTGCTCACATTGTCCGCACACTGATTCATCTTGGCCGGTCTGCAATGCTTTGACCGGGTCAATGTCGGACCGGATGATGAATGATTGAACAATGGCGCCGGTCTTCGCGTTCTTGCTGCCGTCTATCTTGTTGACGATAACGACGATGGGCGCGCCATCGATCGCGCTCGGGCCTTCATATGCAATGTAACCTAGGATTTTCATGGTGTGTACTTTAGTGAATGGCGGTGTTGCCACGTAGAGTAGTGTAACCGATTTTATAGCGGTGGAATAGGTGTTTACCCTGGGTTGTAGTCAACGGTAGTCATTTTGTAGTCAATGCTTTTAGACGTGATTGACTACAGCGCACCAGAGGGGAAAAGCCCATTTGTAGTCAATGTAGTCATTGTTTCTGTTTAATCTTAAGTAAGATAAATATATGTATAGGTTAGACAGGGCGCGCGTAGTTGTGCGGAGTTGGCGCGGCCTAAAACCATATGACTACAATGCCTACATTGACTACAAAGGACCATCATGGCCGGTACCAAAAAGAAACGTAGCGACCTAGAAGTGCTCGACGCGATAGACCCGGAGTTGATTACGGGCATGCTAGAGCACGGCAAAAGCATTGCGGACATATGCTTAGCACTAGGCATATCCAAACGGGCCTTAGACATCTGGATACGTCAAACGGGTTTTCAAGACGATATACTACGTGCGCGCGTGCGTGCCGCAGACCTCATGGCCTGCGAGACATTGACGATAGCTGACAGCATACCTGACGACAATCCAGCTAAGCCGCTGCACCGCATCCGAACGAGACAATGGCTGGCTGAGCGATGGGACCCGAAGCAATACGGCACCAAACAAACCGAAGTGAGCATTAACATCGGAAGCTTGCGGCTCGATGCTTTACGCCAGATCACCGTCCTAGATGCCGAATAGCTGTATGGATGTACAGCCCCCCCCTTGACAAAAAGCTGGGGGGTGTAAACTGCAGCACCAAACACCTAGCAAACCACCTAGCAAACCACCTAGCAAACCACCTAGCAAACCACCTAGCAAACCACCTAGCAAACCACCTAGCAAACTACCCACAAACTGCCCACATTGACTATCAAAAAAATTTAAAAAAATGAGTGAAAACCCATTTGTTGCTTTTACGCAACTCTACCGAAACAACCCTGTGTTGTTTGTGAAAGAGGTGCTGGGCGTTAAACCCGACCCCTGGCAGGAGGAGTTCCTCAATCACATCGCCGCCAACAACCGACGCATCAGCGTCCGAAGCGGACACGGCGTCGGCAAGAGTACGGCAGCGTCCTGGGCCATCATTTGGTATCTGCTGCTGCGCTTCCCCGTCAAGATTGTGGTGACAGCGCCCACCAGCAGCCAACTCTACGATGCGCTGTTTGCTGAACTGAAGCGATGGGTGAAACAACTTCCCGCGCCGTTACAAGAGCAACTGGAGGTAAAGCAGGACCGGATCGAAGTTAAGGAGGCACCGACAGAGGCGTTCATCAGCGCCAGGACATCACGCGCAGAGCAGCCCGAGGCGCTGCAGGGCGTCCACTCCGACAATGTGATGCTGGTGGCTGACGAGGCCAGCGGTATACCCGAGCAGGTATTCGAGGCGGCGGCAGGCAGTATGTCGGGCCACAAGGCCGTGACGCTACTCTTAGGTAACCCGGTCCGCAGCAGCGGTTTCTTCTTTGATACCCACAACCGCCTGAAGGATGACTGGGTGACGATGAAGGTGAGCTGCGCCGACAGCCCCAGGGTGTCAGACGCCTATATGGACGAGATGAAGTCCAGGTACGGTGAGGAGAGCAACGCCTACCGAATAAGGGTGCTGGGTGACTTCCCGCGCAGCGATGACGATACGGTGATACCGATGGAGCTGCTGG